TCGTTTAGAGGTTTTACAAATACTGGTTTAACCCAATATGAAGAAGTAGAAGAAAGGCATTATACATTAAGTCCTAGAAATATAGGTCCATCTCCATATTCTGAAAAAATAAGACTTGAAGATAATACATTAAGAGGAAACTTAACTCACGACGCAAAAAAAGAAATGAGTTCAGCTGATACTAATCCTGTTGATGAAAACAGATTAGGCGTATATTTTTCTCCAGTAGACGAAATAGAATTAGATATTGCCCATGAATTTGGTCCATTTCAATACGACGATTTTGTTGGAGCTCCAAGTGATGAGTTTAAAAAGACATACAACCCATTAACTGGATTAAGAAACAACTATTTTAGAAAGTATAGTGGTAATCCAACATTTTTTGATTTTTTATATATATTAAAATATTTTGATGATTCTTTATTTAGGACAATTAGACAACTACTTCCAGCTAGAACAAATGCTCAAGTAGGATTATTGGTAAAACCTCATGGACTAGAACGACCAAAGGTTGTATTTAAACCTAGTGCAAGCCTTCAAGGGTATAGTGTTTCAGATAAAACTCCAATACAGTTCACAATTGAAGGCGATCTTAAAGGAATGGTATTATCTGCTAGTGGTAATACTACAGAATTAGGTGGAGTATTTAGTGAATCATATTATAGGGCAGGAGCAATAAACAGACCACACGGAAGACAAGGTGCTCAAAGTTTAACGCCGTCATTTAATAATAGTCAACAAAATAAGCATGGTTTTGGTCGACCATTATCCAATAAAGAAAAAGAAGCAGCACTTGACAATAGAGCTGTTGGTGAAATAGAAGGTGGAGTTGAATATGGAGAGTTCTATGACCATAGATTCTTAGGATCTAGATACATATATACAACTATAGATTTATCAGACGTTGGAAACACTGGAACAAATGGAGCTAGGGTTTGGAATCCTTATTGGCAAAGAGATAGTGTTGGTATGATAATTCATACTCCACCAAACCCATATATACAAATAAACGATAAACTGGCAAACCTAAGAAACGCCAAAGCCAGCATAGGTACTAAATTCAGAACTGATTCACAAGTTATACTTGGAAGTGATGTAGATGGAGGAGGAACACTAGATAATTACACAGCTTCAAATGCCCAAGGAGTTACCCAAGGCTTTGAAAAGCATGGACTAAATAGAAAACTAACAAGTGAACTAATTGTACCATTTATTGGAGACATGCGAACATCATTTGAAAAGAAAAAACAACTATATTATTATGCAACAGCCTTTAGTCAATCTTTAGGAAGACCAATTCCAGAAGCAGACATATTATCAAACATAGTTGATGCATATGCTGGATCTAGATTAAACGGGAAATTACTTCCATCCCATTCATTGACGGAGCCTGCAGAATATCAAGATTATAAAGCAACGTCACTTGAAAATTTATATTGGAATGGTTGTAAGTTGGTAGGATCTGCCTTTAACATGGAATCTAAAGAAACAATTGATGGTGGCCCAGTTGTTGAATTTTATGAGACCAGTCCATATAAATACGTAGCAGCAGATGAAAATGCAGACGGAAAAGTACTTACGGCTGGAGAAGGAACAGGTAATAGGGTCACAACTTTAACCCGAGGAGGTAGTGGAAGAACGGCAGCAAGGCCTAATCCAAGAACGGGTAGATTTAGTTAGATAATATGTAAACAACATTTGTATAGTTAACTAATTTTATCGAAAAGATATATTTATATACGAATAAAAATGTAAGGAGTAAACCAAATGGGATATTTAGACAAAACAACAATAACAGTAGATGCAATTTTAACCAAAAAAGGAAGAGAACTTTTAGCTAAAGGCTCTGAAAATTTTAATATAACACAGTATGCTTTAGCAGATGACGAGATAGATTACAACCTTTGGGATGTTAATCATTCTCTTGGTTCAAACTATTATGGTCAAGCCATCGAAGCTTTACCTTTAGTTGAAGCGGTACCAGACGAAACACAAGTAATGAAATATAAACTTGTAACGCTACCTAAAAACGTTGCCAGAATGCCTGTATTATCTGTACAACCTTCAGCAATAACTTTAGCTGTTGGTGGCCAAAGTGCAATAATTACTCCTACAACCGTTAACTTTGCAAATGGAAATAATACATATGGATATACTGCAATTCTTTCAGATACAGATGCAGCATATTTAAACATTGCTCCTGGAGGAGAAATTGACAGTAGATTTAATCCAACAGTAGCCGACTTTGCAGGCGACAGTACCAAGTCTGTTTCTGTAACAGGAAGAAGATTTCAAGTAGTTGCAAAACCTCAACCAATAGAGACTAAAACTTGCACAATAACTATTATAGGAAACGAGACTGGAGGTGTACAAACAATAAGCCTTACAGTTAATAAAGAAAACTTAAGTTCTAATATATTAGAACGAGCAGTATATTAAGAGGATAAAACATGGTAAGATATAGCGACAAATTTAGCCGTTCACCGAGAAGAAATCAAATAGAAAGAGTTGGTCGTAAAAGAGACTTACCTAGAATTAGGCAAGTTAGACGTAGACCTTCATCTCCAGTATTACAGCCTATATATAAAAAGTTTCAAGGCGATGATATTGTTGAAAGTGCTGATACGGATCAAGTAACTGCAGCAATGTGGTCTAACCAAGACGGAGTACTAGCAGCTGGAGAATTTTTTACTTCATCTGTACAAAGCCAAAGTTCTGGTGAATACTACTTAGATGTATATAGGGAAAACCCAACATCAAACACCTCAGCAGAAGTACAATTTTCAGTAGCCTATGGTCACTATAAAGGATCAGGATCCCAACAACCGCAGTATGCAAGTGTTGGTTTTAGTCCATCAAAAGCAATATACTCTCAATATGCAAATTTATTACTAGCCCCAAATGACGATCAATTTTCTTTAGTTAATAGGTCTGGATCATTAAGCGCTAATTTAGCGCAAATGCATGCTGTAAACATTCAAAGAAATAGGTTTAGAGAAAAAGTGGATCCTGCAAACTGGGAATTACATATTTCAGGAACAATCTCCCCAGGACAAGGCACAAATCCAGCATCTACAACTGGAGATGTTGGAATTAAACTTATAGATGATTCTTCTGTATCTGACGGAAGTGTAACTGAAGGCGGAAAAGTATATAAAATTATTAGTGGAACAATTGCAAACGGAGCAGCTGGAACTACTCCGTATACAGAATACGGTTTATTTTATCCAGACAATGGAATGCTTATTTTAGATAGTGTTGGTATTGACGGTGAAATAGGATTAAATATAAACAGTTCATCATTTGCATATTGTGCAACTCCTGTTACAGTTTCTAATGCTAATACAACTAACTTTTTTAATCATGTATCAGCAGGACCATATTTTGCAGCTAGAAATAAAGAAACTGTACATGCATCACACTACTTTATTAGAGTAAAAAATAACGAGTACAACTTTAGTAATAATCCAACATTTACTTCTGGTTCACAAGGAACGTTTACACACCCAACGTTCTTTAAAGATCCTAAGGTATACGTAACAACTGTTGGAATGTACAACGACAATAATGAATTACTAGCTGTTGCAAAATTAAGTAAGCCATTACTTAAAACATATAATAGGGAAGCTTTAATCAGAATTAAATTGGAATACTAGGTTAGGGTAATGTTATGTCTACGACGTTTAAAAAGTTTAGAAGCGACAACATTGTCAAAACAAAATATACTGCCAATAAACAGTATAGTATAAACATAACAGAATATTCTGGTTCGCAACAAGGGTATGAAAAATATCAACTTTTTGCGTACGATTCTCAATATGTTTCTGCATTCACCCACGATCACGACTCAGGTAGAAACATAAGACATGATGAGTTTTTAGTAGGAACAGTTGCAGGAACAACTTATACCGAAATGCAAACAACCAATAATTTCTATAAGAGAAGTTTGCACGATTCTTTGGCTCACATGTATTATAATGGATCACACGCCATCAACGTAAATTTAGATAATTCTTTTTGCGTAGAGCCAACTAGAAATGAATATAGAGAATTAAACGGTTTTGCCCAAATACTAGGTATACCTCAGCAATTATTTGGCGATAAACTATTAGAAAATGATATTTTATTTGACAAAAATAATCCTTCTTTAAAAATATTAAGTGGAACAATTGAATTACACGAAGATGGTTTTGGAAACCTGTATGATACAAAGGCTGCTAATTTATCTAATCCGTATACAATATATAGTACAACAACTTCTAGTTTAGTTGGATATTGGGGGTTTAATGAATTATATCCTTATCATACCCCACATGTTTCAGGACATTGCCCAAGTTTTTTTACACAGATAAAAGATGGATCTAGATACCAAACGAATACGATAGGTAATTCTGTATTTATTAATTCGGCTAGTAAACATGGGGCAGGCGCAATGCTAACTGGCAAGCGAGGAAATATATACGATCCAAATAAATACAGTTTTTTTAGGGCTGAAAAACACGATAAGTTGGACTTTAGACGAGATGAAGATTTTGCGCTTTCATTATGGGCAAAATTACCACCAACACAATCTGATACAACTGGACTATTTAATTATATAGTTACGTCTGGACAAGGAGATCATCCTGACTCAGCATCCCCATCAGGCCACTGGTCTAGTAATTTTCCATTTGATCTTGTCATGTATAACCAAACTGCCGGTGTCCGTGAACAAGCTAACCTTCTATTTAGGCAACAGGCATATTCAACCAGAGGCTTAAAGGGTAGAGCTGCAAAACAATTACTTAGAGTAACTAACAATTGCTATGAATCAGCATCTGCACACAGTGCATCTATTGCTTTTGGATTCTCTGCATATGGAGGAGGAAACATTCCAGCTGTTGGAAGTTCTAGTTTTATGATTGGCCACGATGAATCAAATGTATTAACAGTTCATGTAACAGCATCAACAACCAATGCAGACGTTGACGGAAAAAATACTGACCATCACATGTACGTACCAACCCAAGGTAGTGTATTTGCAGACATGGTTAAGGTTATAGATCATTTTAATAGTGCAGCTACACAATCTAAATACGCTGCAAAAATAGGAATGATAAAGGCTTTTCATAAATCTTCAGTTGTAGCAACCTATTCAAATATAGCCTTTGGATACAAAGGACATCTACAATATCAAAACGACTCTGTATACGGAACAAATTTTGATAGGCATGCCGGAGCTAAGTTTGTTTGGAGGCAGGGACCATCACAATCAGTATTTAGAACATTTGCAGGAGGTTGGGATCCAGCACTTAATATTGATTCGTCAAGATTAGAAAGCAATACTGGTAGTATAAACAACATGGACAATCCTAACCACCCCCACCACAGGGTATATTCTCATGCAGGAGTAGCTTGTACTAGAACAGGATACGCAAAAATATTAAGACAACCAAGTGAATCATCGGCAATTACAGTTAAAGATGTATTTGGAACAGGACACACCTTAATTTTAACTTCAGCGTCTAATGCAGTTTATCCAAACATATCAGTACATGGAAATGCTCCAGATGGAGCTCCAATAACTTCTTCGATTAGTAGATTTAACAATTTTATATGTAGCAAAATAAACTCAGGTATGGATTTTGGCCAAACATCATCAGCCAGCCCAAGAATTCTCATGGTAAGCGCATCGTCTATCGTTCCAGCAAGAGCCCAAATAAATTTATTTGATGGAGAAATTGTAATATCATCCTCAGTAGTTGGAAACTTTGATTACATGGGAACAACAGCTGTAGGTCCAGGACACAATAACATGCAATTAGTCGCAACTGCCGGAAACGCGTTTAATAATTTTGCAACATCAAACACTCCAGCGCCTAACGATACAGACGCAAGTGATGGATTTAACCAAGCAGGGCCCGCTCTACCAACAATGTATACTTCCAGTTTCTTTATATTGTCATGTAGATCTACCCACTCATACGCGCCATCTGAAAATGTAGATCCTGATTCTCAAGAAAGGCATGTTTTTTATTGGAAAAGCGGATCTTCGCCGGCGCCAGATCTTGGAACATATGCCACAAATAGTACGACTATAATAGATTTAGGCTCGGCATATCACTTCCCAGGAACAACTGCCCACATTAGTGGAGCATTTGATTACTGGAATATTGCTTCTAGATCTTATTGCGCAATAGAAGCTCATCCATCGTTTAGTGTTGATATAAAAACCCAATTTAGAAACTCTACTAACATAAACTTCATTGGAGGAGGAGACGGAACAGGTGCAGGGCTATTATCAAGTGGATTTGACAATAACGTACCTAATATAGCTACAGGAGTACCTTTTGAATATACAACGCTACATAGATCTTCTTCTACAGAACATGGAGGATATAGATCTCCTTTTCCAAAACTACCAACATCTCCTCTTGCTGATAACAGTACGATTGAATTAATTGTAACGGCAGTTAATCATGGATTGACTCCAGCTGCTCAATCTGGATCTGTTACTGGACCATTGTTTACGTCAGAATTTCATGACGCATCATTAATAGCGGCAAACCATGCAACCTATCCAACATTTTCTCTATCAGACACGGACGGTACAATTGGTAGACCAGGACAAATATTAGCCAGAAGAAACGATGGTCATAACCTATACCAAGTTAGTTCTTCTGAACTATTTGTTGATAATCAAAGAGACTTTCACCATATATTATTTCAAAAAACTGGATCTAACTTAGAACTATATGTAAATAATAACCTACAACATAGTCTTAAAGCGACAGATATGGGAGATACAAAAAATAAAGATAACATTTATTTTGGAGTAGCTACAAGAATGACGTGGTCTGGAGAATATGAAAAAACAGTTGATGGACTATATAGAATAAACCCTGGAACAGGAAACCCTGTTAGAAAAATGAATAGAGAATTCATGAGACCATTGTCTGGTGCCCTAGACGAAATTAATATTTTTGATAAAGCTCTGAATCCAGAACAAAGACAACTAATACACAACTGTCCTAACGGTACTCCATTTGTAGGAAACGTAATGCATGAACACGGAATAGTTACGATTACCCATCCATCAAGTTCATATACGGATATGATTAGAAACTGTACAGCATCATTTAAGAATACTTATGTGATAACTGAAAATTCATATACAGCTGAAATAAAAAGAGGCGAATTTAATTTTACGTCAAACCCAACGATATTAGATAGATCTGCTGAAGGATTAAGAGAGGCAAAAATAGCATCATTTGTTGCAGACACAGATTGGGATCCATACATAACAACAATAGGATTATATGACGGCGCTGCAAGATTATTGGCAGTTGGTAAATTATCTAGGCCATTGCGAAAAGATGAAGGTTACGATACAACAATAGAAGTAAGATTTGATACATAAAAATTATGGTGGAATGGCTTAGACATATATTAGGTGTTTGTGGTGAACCTCACCCAAGCCTTTTAACAATTATTTATGGTACACCAATGTTAGGTTATATTGCATACAGAATAAGGGATTATATAAATGGCAAGAAGAATAAGTAAGGCTAGATCAAATGCAATAAAGCATGGTTATCGGTCAGGTTTTGAGCATAGGGTTGCAGATCAATTAAAAGAATCAAAAACAAATTTTGAATATGAAATTACAGTTATCGATTATATTAAGCCAGAAACAACACACAAATACACTGTTGATTTTACCCTACCAAATGGCATATTAATAGAAACAAAAGGTAGGTGGGTTTTAGAAGATCGTAAAAAACATCTATTAATTAAAAAACAACACCCAGAATTAGATATAAGAATGGTGTTTCAAAACCCAAACGGTAAAATAAGAAAAGGTTCTAAGACAACGTACGCAAACTTTTGCGATAAACACGAAATACTGTGGGCAGAAAAACAAATACCTAAAGAATGGCTAAAATAATTGCCTGAAATTTCACCAACACAAATATTTTTATTATATTATACTAATGAAAAGTGTAAGATTAATACAACTGTTAGAGTCCATTTTATTAAAGGGGAACCACAACCATGCAAAAAGCGAAATATCTTTTAAGTGCCCTTTTTGTACTCACCATAAGAAAAAGTTAAACGTAAACTTGCTTAGCCAAAAATGGCATTGTTGGGTATGTGGAACTGGTGGTCATACAATACTAGGATTATTTAGAAAGCTAAGAGTAGGAAAAAAATATTTTGATCTACTGCAAAAAATAACAGGAGGAAAAACTTATTCAATTGACAAACAATATGAGCTTTTAAGCCTACCAACAGAATTTACTCCTCTATACGAGGCAAATATAAAAAACCCAGAGTCAAAAAACGCTTTATACTATTTAAAACATAGAAACATAACCAGCCAAGACATATTAAAATATAATATAGGCTATTGCAATTCTGGAAAATATAGAGGAATGATAATCATCCCAAGTTATGATGAAAATGGAAGATTAAATTTTTTTACAGGAAGAAGTTATTACAACGTTAATTTTAAACACCTTAACCCAGTTGTAACGAAAGATATAATAGGTTTTGATTTATTTATAAATTGGAACGAACCAATAACTATTGTAGAAGGAGCGTTTGATGCCATTGCAATAAAAAGAAACGCAATACCGTTATTTGGAAAAATGATACTTGACAAATTAAAAATAAAAATATTAGAAAAACAGGTTAAACGGATAAATATTGCCCTTGATAAAGATGCCATGTCTAATGCTATAGAAATGTGTGAATATTTTATTGCTAATGGAATATCGGTACACTTCGTTGAGCTTTCTGAAAAAGACCCATCTGAACTAGGATTTTTTAATATAACTAACACAATAAATACGGTGGAAGAGTTAACACCGTTAAAATTACTGGAGTATAAAATAAATGCATATTAATTTAGGATTTTCAAATGTTGAAAAAATATTACACGTCGCAGACGTCCATATTAGAAACTATAAACGCCACAAAGAGTATAGGCAAGTTTTTAGAAAACTATATAAAGCAGCAAAAGCTTTACCTGAAAACAGTATAATATATCTTGCTGGGGATATTGTACACACCAAAACAGACATTAGCCCAGAATTAGTAAGTATTGTTAGTGAATTTTTTAATAAGCTAGCAAACATTAGACCAACTGTTGTAATTGCTGGAAACCACGATGCAAATTTAAACAACCCGTCTAGATTAGATGCGCTTACTCCAATTGTTGAAAACTTAAATAATGATAATCTATATTATTTAAGAGACAGCGGAATATACACGTTTGCAGACGTTGACTTTATTGTTTACTCCATACTTGAAGAAAGTTCAACATGGCCTAACCCAAAACAATCATCTTCAAAAAATAAAATAGGATTATTTCACGGAGCAGTAAATAATTCAAAAACCGACGCAGGATATACGGTTAGAGATGAAAACTTACCACTAAAAACTTTTGATGGCTGCCACATGGTCATGCTTGGCGATATTCACAAATATCAATACTTAAATAGCAATGAAACAACAGCCTATGCTGGTTCACTTATTCAACAAAACTTTGGCGAAACATTTGAAGATCACGGTTATGTTATATGGGACGTTAAAAGTAGACAGTCAGAATTTTTCAACATACATAATGATTATGGCTATTATACTATAAGAATGAAGGATGGAATACTACCAAATATTGATACTATACCAAAGCACCCAAGACTAAGATTTATAACTGAAAATACAACACAAGCCCAGGTAAAAGAAGCTCTAGTAGAGATACGTAAAAAATGCAATGTACAAGACTACGTAGCTATCCGAGCAGATAAAATATCAAACCTATCTAATAATTCAAGATCTTCTATAGAAATAACAAGAGATATTAGAGACTCCGAATACCAAAACAAACTAATAATAGAACACTTAGAAAGAAATTTTGCAGACATTGATGAAGAAAAAATTTCTAGAATACGAAACATAAATAGAGAATTAAATAAAATGCTACCAGATATTGAAATTGGTAGAAATATAAAATGGAAACCGAAAAAATTTGAATTCTCTAACATGTTCAGTTATGGCGAAAATAATACTATAGACTTCAACAACATGAAAGGAGCTGTAGGAATATTTGCCCCTAATCACGCAGGAAAATCAGCAATATTAGATGCTTTATCGTTTTGCGTATTTGATAAATGCTCTAGAACAAAAATGGCCGCTTCAGTAATAAACAATAAAAAAAATAATTTTAGTTGTAAATTAAATTTTGAAATAGATGGAGTAGACTATTTTATAGAAAGAAAAGGAAAACGCAAAAAAGACGGTGGAGCAAGAGTAGATGTAAATTTTTGGATGACTGGAGAAGATGGAAATCCAATTTCACTAAACGGAGAACAGAGAGTATATACAAATAGAAACATACGGGGAATGCTTGGTAACTACGAAGATTTTGCATTAACTGCTCTTTCTGTTCAAAATAATAATACTGGGTTTATTGATAAAACCCAAACAGAAAAAAAAGACCTACTCGTTCAATTTTTGGATATAACTGTATTCGAAGAACTCTATAACCTGGCAAATGAGGAAATAAAGGATGTACAAGTACTGCTAAAAGACTTTAAAAATACTGATTTTTCTCAAAATTTAATAGAAGAAAATAATATATTAGACGATTTAAACAAAGACTACTCAAAATTAAACACTAAAAGGTTAAAGATACAAAAAAATGAAAAAGCTGCAAATAAAAAGATTGTTGAATATACGTCTAAGTTAATTAGATTAGAGCCAGACATCCCCGATAGTGTAGGTACACTAGAATCTAAGCTTAAATTAATATCGTCAAGTATATTGGCCCACAACGAAAAATTAAAAAAGTATGAAAAATACACGGATGAAAATAAACAAGAATTTCTAGAAATCTCTACAAAAATTAAACAATATGATAAAAGAAAAATAGATATTGGTGTAGATAGAAATAATGTTATATCAAAATCTTTACAGCAAACATCCCACCAAATAGATATGATGAAGGTAAAGGTAAAAAATAAATTAGATACCGTAAACCAACTTCACTCTCATGAATATGATCCAGATTGCGAATACTGTAGTAATAACTCATTTGTAAAAACAGCTGAATCTGCTAAACAAGATCTTCCAAAATTAAAATTAACGACTGAAAAATTATTAGCTGACAAAAATAATTTAATTGATGAACAATCTTCATTGGCTGAAACAGTATTAAAACAGTCTGAATTAATATCTCTTGAACAAAAAATGTCCTTGATAAAACAATATCAATCTGAAATAAAAGTAAAAACTGTAACTAGAAAATCTAGCATAAGTAAACAAGAGTTGGATTTAAGCACAACAAATATATTAATAGATAAATATTATGAAAATAAGCGGTCTATAATTTCAAATAACAAAATTAATGAAAATATAAAAGCAAAAGAACTTGAGCTTGAATCAATAACAGATACGCTGAGAGATGTAGGTTCTAGGCAACAACAAGCATATAGTGATATTAGGGTTTGTGAAAAAACAATTCAATCTATTCACGAATCTATAGAACGCGCCCACGATTTAGAAGAAAGGCTTAAGGCATATGAATATTATTTGAGTGCTATACAAAGAGATGGCGTTCCATACGAATTAATATCTGAAATACTTCCTTATGTTGAAGAAGAAGTAAACGTAATTCTTTCTCAAATATCAGACTTTTCAATACAGTTTGAAACAGATGGACGAAACATAAATACGTATATAGTATATAGTGAAGATGAAAAATGGCCATTAGAAATGACAAGTGGAATGGAAAAGTTTGTTAGTTCTTTAGCAATTCGAACTGCTTTAATACAAGTTTCTAACTTACCTTGCCCTAATTTTTTAGCAATTGACGAAGGATTTGGAAATCTTGATTCAAACAACTTAAATGCAATTTTTAGACTGTTTGATTATTTAAAACTAAACTTTGACTTTATAACCGTCATATCTCATATAGATTTAATGAAAGACGCAACAGATAATATTTTAGAAATATCTATTAGAAAAGGTTATAGCCACGTTGAGCACTAAATTATATCTTATCTGATATTTATATAATGAATAGTTAGGAGTATTATATGGCATCAATTACACGTTTTAAGGAACCTTTAAAGTTTAAACCTTTAGAATATAGAGGATTAGACACTATACCTGTATTTATAGAGGACGGCACCCCAGACTCATATGATTATTTTGGACTAACTAGAGTACCAAAAGAACTTACAGCCGGCAGAAATTTAATATCTTTTACTGGTACTAGAAATCTTGTTCCGGGTTCAGAAATTGCAATAGAAGTTTTAGATTCAAATGGAGATACTGTTCCAGTTAGAACATATGACCATATTGGAGAAGGAAACGAGCGGGTATTTGCAATAGAAATTGGAAGAGAAATACCGGAAGGAGACGCTTTAATATCAATTATTGGCGTTGCCAAAGGAAAGGTAGGATTTGATGCCCAGCAACAAAGAGATATTTCAACAATAACTCCTGCTAGATATAGAGACGTTTTTAATATACGTTGGCAAAAAAGATTAAACTGTTATCCTAGAAGAAGAAATACAGATGAAATAATGTATTTTCAAAACCCAGATATAACAATAGAAGAAATAAAAAAACCGTATTTTCAATTACACTATAACTCGGATTTAGCAACAACAAACAGTCGATCTTTATTTACGTTATGTTCAACAGCGGCTGAAGGAGTTGTAAATACAACCGCTCTGCTTAGATATGAACACCAAGCAGGAAAATATTACATAATATCTTCTGAAGCCCCTGATTTTGGAGGGTTTACCCAAGATATGGTTGGTGGAACAGTATTTATACCGTCTCCAAATAGTCCGTTTCCAAGCTCATTTAATAGCCCAGTAGCCCCTCCAAGTTATAACGAAATAGAAGATGGAGATGGAACAGGAACCATTGATACTGGATCTCAGGTATTCACAAATCAAGGAGCATACAATACATATATTTCAGAAGTTATATCTCCTCTTAGGGCTCGAGTAAACAGTCCTCACACAACATTTCAAGGATTTGGTAGGGCAAACCAAAAAGAAGTTTTTCATGAAAAGTTTCAAGAAAGCAATTTTAGACTAGACTTTGCCCAAACTCCAGTTTCTAGAAGTAATCCATTAGTTAGTGGCAGTAATAGTTTTAATACTTCGTATGCCAAAGTAACGTTTAATGGTCTTACCCCTTTAGTTGGAGATGTCACTCGAGTAAAAACATTTATAAGAAACGACCAAACAGTAAACGATTATTTTTTGGTTGGAGACAATCCTGTTTTTCCACAAAATTTACTTATACAGTCTCAATCGCTAATGACTAGATTATCTGCTGGAGATTTTTCTCCATTTGGGGTAAGTTCATCTCTAGATACATATTGGTCGGCATCTAGTACGCTAGGCCTAGGATTTAAAAATGATGACTTAAGTGTATTTAGGCAATTGGTTGGAAACGTAAATAACCCGATACCTGATTCTTTACAAATAGGGGATTCAATTTCTACACATGAGGTAGGATTATTAGATGGAACAAACCATATACTTGTTGATTCAACAATAGATATATTACACACAAAAGACCAGTACTATCAGGTAGAATTTAAGTGTTTTGGTAAACGGGTAAACTCAAATAGTCCAAATATAAAAATATATATGGTTGGGCCCGCAATAAACGACGAAGGCGATGACCTTGGCCAAATGATAGGAGAAATATCCGATATAGCCGAGCAAGAATTAATTGTTGAACAAGACCCGTTTAACAATTATGAAACATCAGCTTTAAAATTCACATACAAAGCTGACGCAACCGAATTTGCAAGGCTACGTTTTAAAATTGAACAAGGATTATGGTTTATATTCGATGTTGAAGTTAAACCATATTACGAATACGGATATACTCCTCACTTTTTTGACACAATCATCCCTACAACAAAAGCAAACGTAGGAACAGTAGACGCTTTAGATTTTAAGTTTGAATTTTATAATGACGAACATAATAAAGCTGTTTATACGGCAGATATACCAAACATTGAATTTGATAATGAATTTACTTTTACTGCAACAAATGTATTCTTTACTAGTGCTAGTGTTGGAACGTTTATAGGCAATACCCCAATGGGAGACGACGATTGGGTTAGACCGTTTGAAACCCAAGGGGCTCAAGCCCAGTTTCAACCGTCTTTAACTGACAAAATATACCATAGTGGTTCTATAGGTGTTGGAACGTTTCACAACAATGATGTTTCATTTCCAATACATGTTAAAAAAATAGCTGGAGGAGGAAATGCAACTATAAAGTTAGAATCTGTTTCATCCTCAATATTACATTTAGCGTCTGACGTTGATGGAGCAGGACTAGCAAATCAAAAAAATGCCTTTGTATTGTTTGACCACAACAACGCAACAACATCATCCATAATAGGATATAGTGATACCGTTAATAAAGATCCAGGAGGTGCAGATTTTGAAGGAGGCTCAGCAGGGGCATTTGTAATACATGAAAGGCATGGTAAAACAATGGCGTTGGGCGTTGGAGGTACTGCAGGATTAATAATAGCAGGCAGAAGAAGTGATTTAGGATCTGACAATAGTGTTTACATAGGCCACGACGACGTAGATACTGGACCATTTAATCCATATAGTTTTGGATACGAACTAAACATTTCAGGGTCTATGGTTGTTTCAAGTGGAAGTGTATTTTATCCGCAAGCCTTTGGACCTACTGGAGGTTTAGCCGCCAATCCAAAAATAATAGTTTGGGATCCATCAGCTGGTGGTTCAGGAAATGGACAAGGAAGGCTAGCAACTGCATCCTTTAACGAAGCCTTTGCCGCAACTTCTTTTGCCAATGACGATGATTGGCATATAGGTACAGGGTTTGTATCACAATCACGATATGGAACAGGCCCAAATAGCGGTAGAACAGTATTTATAGCTGATAGCCATGACGAAAACAGCGCATTAGCAATAAATACCCACATACTACAAGTTTCTCAAAGTGGCACAGGCGCAAAAATAAGAATTGAAGGTTTAAATACTCTTGGAGCAACATCAAATAAGATTGTTGTTGCAGATGCCAATGGAGACCTTTATCTAACAGCTAGTGTAGCTGGTGGTGGAGATCCTCAAGTAGATAACGACGGTGGCAATGCCAGCCATGCCATAGTATTTAGTGACGACAACACACCATCCAACACGTCTCAAAGGCTAAAGGCCCACTCCACACTTTTATATAACCCTGCCCACGCAACAATGGGTTCAAAATTAACTGTTGGAGAAGGAGGAATAGGAGCTCTACATTTGCATTCAGCTGCAGGTGGTCAGAACGCTGGATTCATAACGCCAGGCATATATTTTGATATGGCTGATGTATC